AACTGCAGACTCTTTAAGGCATACTGATAATCAACATAAGCATTGATAACCCCGGCAGTGACTGCGGTCAAATTTTGAGCCACTTGAATACCAATTATGGCGGCCTTGGTTTTCTTGATTTCGGTTTGGCGACTCTGTTCCAATGCTATGTTGGCAGCATCGTTGGCGGCTGCTGCCGACTTCATGTTGGTTTGTGATTCTTTGAGTGCCTCGTTGAGTTTGTCTAGTTCATGCGAGTTGTCCATCATGGACACTGCACCACCCTTGAAGGCCGAGATCACATCGTTAAAGGCCGATTTTGAAGCTACTGCTGCATCCTTGACATTGTGTGTGAGATTTTGCAGAGCCTTTTTGAACTGTTCGGCGTTGCCTGATAGATCCGCAACAGTAACAAATTTGCCTTTACCGGTGCCGGATGCCCCGCCCACTTCGTGGTAGGCTTTCATGCCCTGTGCAACGGCCTGTGCCAGTATGGCTGAGTCGGATGGATCTAGTGCCATTAATTTTTCCTGTTATATTGTACTATAAATACGAGTATCAATTATATTTATTGGATCTACAACTATGGAAAATACTCAATCGGCTGCAAAAGCAAACCCACTAGCCAAGTACTTTAGACAACCGGCAATTCACATGAAACTGCCGTCAAACGGACAGTATTGGCCCGACGGTAGTCTCAATTTGCCGGTTACTGGAGAAATACCAGTTTACCCCATGACTGCACGGGACGAAATTACCTTACGCACACCCGATGCACTCATGAACGGCAGCAGCATTGTGGAAATCGTGCACAGTTGTTGCCCCAGTATCGTGGATCCTTGGAAAATGCCCAGTATCGATATTGATGCTGTCTTGATCGGTATACGCATTGCCAGCTACAAAAACGACATGGATGTGGACAGTTTGTGTCCGCACTGTAACTCTGAAAACAACAACACCGTTGATTTGCAACAGGTATTGAACAACATAGTCACTCCCGACTATTCGCAAAAGATCGAAGTTGGTGATTTAAAAATAAAAATCTGCCCGCAACAGTTTTTCAACATCAACAAAAAGAACGTGGTCACGTTTGAAGAAAATCGAATCATGAATTCGTTAAACGACGAATCACTTGACCTCGAGGTCAAGGCCACTCAAATTAATCGAAGCATGGGTGTGCTGGTAGACATTGGCTTGGACATTGTTACCAGCAGCACCGAATACATCGAACTCGACGATGGTTCGCGAGTCGCCAAACCCGAACACATACGCGAGTTTTACGAAAACACCGACGGCAAAATCACCAAGTTGGTTCAAGAACGACTGGCCGAACTCAATCGCGAAGGTGCAATTAAAGCACCAAGAATTGCCTGTACATCGTGTACCAAGGAATTTCAGCTACCATTGGAGTTTGACTACTCGAATTTTTTCGGAATCGGCTCTTAACTCTAGACAATGACGCTATCGTTGAAGAATTAGAACGTTACGATAAAGAGTCAAGGGCCATAAAAGAAGAAGCGTTGAGAATGATTTGGTTCATGCGAGGTGGGCTAAGTTACGAAGACTCGTTGAACTTAAGCCTTCAAGAACGCGAAATCATTGGAGGTATTATCAAGAAAAACATGGAAACCACCAAGGAGTCAGGACTTCCCTTCTTCTAAGATGTACTACGTACATCTGTTCTTTCGCTTTGCAGCTCAGAACATGTTTTCTTTTGAGCATTACACATATAATGATTTACAACGAAGTTGTACTAGTTTCATCCAGATAACGCAGTCACTCTTTGCCCGCACAGGGCAAAAAGAAAGCTTCATCCGAGTGTAGCAATCACTAGCGTTACTGCATTACAGAGGCGGTTGTCCGGTACCTCGAGCAGCGTTCTTATAACAACGGCGATTTATATCGTATACGCTAACATACTATATAAACGTGCACTATCACTAGTGCGTCTTTTTAGCCTTTAATCTTTTACTTCAAACAATCAAATCACGGCAATTGGTGATCTTCGTCCGGTTAAGGATAGTGATTGAGTGCTCTGTACGGCGCAGAGTCTTCCGTCCCCGTTATTATCCGGTTGTCGCTAGGCACACGTTTTAAGACCTGTGCGAGTCGTTATCCGTTGAGTTTGTTTAGTATATGGGAGCCATGCACACGGACCTGTATGTGTCCGTTATAATAATCTGTACTTTCTAATACTTTGTTTGTGAACTGTTCACGTGCTTCAATGTAACTACATTCAGCCTTGCTCTTGCAATAATAGAGTATTTCTCTGGTAAAGTTTTCGGTGCCATGAGTTTTGACGTCTCGGTTGAGTTCGTCGTTTGAGCCATAATAATCACGCCAATCACTGTCGATTTTGCTGCGTATCTTCTTTTTCTTCTTCGTGCCGTTTTTGAGTTTTACAGTTTTATAAGTGGTTTTCGCGAATTTCGCTAGTTTTTTGCCTATGTACTTTTTGCCAGATAGATTATTTGTAATAATGTAGACAAATCCCACAGAGTCCTCTGGGAGATTGTCTACGGGGTTGCCTTGATAAAGCCATGTCATGTAATATAGTTATGATAGATTGTGCCATGATTAAATTAATTTATTTCAATATCGGTGTTATAGGTAGTAAATCCGTTTTCTTTGACCACATGTAGGGTATTATGGACTCGTCCTGCTAATTCTTCTCGATGCGATACTAACCATATACTTTTATTACTGTCTCTTGCCATCTTTTTAAGTATACCCAACGCAGATTCGACACCATTTGCATCTAGTCCACTGTCAATCAACTCGTCGATAAACAACAAATTAATAGGTTGATACAAACTTTCCCAAACGTCTCTAAATGCCCAACTTAGACTCAATATAAGCCTATTACGCTCGCCTCTTGATAAATTATCAAAGTCTAATTCTCTGCCTAGTTCACTGATTGCTACAGTTAAATCATTGTTAAATTTTACAGTATGCGGTAATCCTATGCGATCTAGATATTGTCCTAAACGTGCATTTAGATAACTTAAGTTTTGATCAATGATACGTTTACGTATAAACGAATCTTTGTTAGTCAATAATTTATGCAAAAACTCTTGATGTTGACGAATTCGATCAAGTTCGTTCATTAAGTCGTAATTGACATCTTCTAATGCTTGTTCGCTCATGTCCTTAATCTGGTCACTGTAAGGATCTAGTTCTTCTTGCTTTGCGGTTAATTGTGCTAGAATACTGCCCATACTACTTCTATGTTCAAACGCATCTGATTCATTGGTATAGTATACTTCAGGAGGGTCGCCTAACTCGCCTAGCGCTTTTAGTGTTTCGGTATTTTGAAACCACTGTGTGTTAGCCGAAAGTGCATTGATAGCTGTGTTACTGATTTGGTGTTGCTTGTCAGTTACCATCTGTTCGTGATTGTCATCATGCAAGTCTTGTCCGCAGGCATGACACTGATGCTTTTGTAGTGCTTCTAACTCGGCTTTTAATTTGCTTAGTTCTTTGTCTTCTCGAGCTTGGTCACGTTCGTTCTGTGCAATGTAGCCTTTAATACGGTCTATTTCACTTTTTTTCTTGTTGTAGTCGTTTAATTTTTGATGGGCGACTAGTTCGGCCTCAATATCTAGTGCATTTAGTTCGTCAAAAGCCGCAACCAATTTATCTAAATCTTCGTCATGTTTTTTAAGCCACAGTGTTTGTCTGCGTTTGAGATTTTCTATTTGTTCTTGTATACGTGCATTGGCATCAGTGACTGCCTTGATTCTAAATTCTTCCTGTGTTATAGCATCCTTAGTGGCTTTGATTTGTTCTTTGAGTGATTCTGCCTTTTCGCTGAGTAGCGTAATGCCCAACAACTGTTCAATAATAGTTCTTTGATCGTTTGCCTTGAGTGACAAAAATGGTTCAGTATAAGTGTTTAGTGCCACAATGTGTTTGAACATCTCGTGCGTCATGCCCAGCATACGTTCTATTTCGGCCTGCGTTTCTCTGCTATCGCCTTGTGCTTCGTCGGTTATCTCGCGTTCGGTATTACCAACAAAGAACCGCATTATGTTTGGTTTACGTCCACGTTCAATCCTATAACTTTCGCCTTCTTGTTCAAAATCAATAGTGACCATCATGTTTTTACTATTGGTCTTATTGATTAGATTGTCTTTTTTAATATTAGTAAGAGCATTACCATACAAGGCATAGCTAAGAGCATTGATGATAGTGGTCTTGCCCGTACCATTACGTGCACCCGAATCATCTCCTCCTAGGTCTAAGTTTTCGCCTAATACCAGTGTAAGATCGCGTCGATCAAAATCAATGGCTTGTGTAGCATTACCCACACTCATAAAATTCTTCACGGTTAAATTTTTTATACTAATCAACTATAGTTCCTCATTGAATTATCTTTCCACGGCAGAATTCTTAAATTCTTTAAATCTGTTGCCTCCTTAACAGTTAAATTTTTAATTCGTGTCATTTGCTTGCAAGTATCCCCTTAATTGATCAACACTTACTTTAGTGTCAATGGTAAACTGTTTCTTGTTTAAATTTTTTATTTTTTTAAAAAATGATGCGCAATTTTTAAATTTAGAATCAATTAGTGCTTGTTTTAGTGCATGTAACTCGATAGTAACAAAATTGTTCCATATAACCAAATATAAAGATTGATTTTTTAAGTCCACTACTACAGATAAATCGGTGTTATTGAGTAGTTGTTGTACAAACCCTGTCAATGAAACTAGATCAAAACTTAAATTTTCAAAAGTAATTGTGTTACTTCGATGTAAGTGATAGTATACGTTATTTTTTTCTTTAATACAATCATTCAGGGTCCTGGCATGCCAGTGTCCGGGGCAATCAACCTGCACTGATCCTTCTGATATTGTTAAACGATAAAAATCGTCATCTGGAAAGTATCCAATTAATCCGTCGGTTAATGAAAACGGATCGGTATCACGAGTTAATCGATTAATAAAGAGCGGAACACCGGTGTCTACCGAACCAAATGTAGATACTACTGTTATATTATGGTCGGCAATATTATCTTGCAATTGCCTGTCTAATAAAAAGCCGCTGATATTAAACTCAATTGAATGATCAAAACATATTTTTCGATATTTTAATTTTTTAATTATTGAATCTAAATTAAATCGATTATCTAACAAACAAAAATTAATCTGGAAATTAATCAACATGTCTATAAATTTATCCATTGATTCGTGATCATTGGAATTAAAATATTTGTGCCAGTGATTTGAACAAGCATATAATGTTGGCAAAAAATGCAATAGTAGACTACTAGCATGATGCATGTTTCGTGTGTGTATCACTCGACTATGATTTTTATGATTAAAAATCACACTATTCCTAACGGACAACTGTGCCGTGTATTTGTGTGTATAGGGCACCCGTGTCGATTCCGAAGTGGTACCACTGGTAGATGCCAAAAACAACACATCATCCTCTTGACAAAAATAAAAATCGGCTACAGTCAAAAATAATCCATGATCGGCAATATTATACGAATCAAATACACTTAGCGGTGCTACCTGTTTACAATAAGTTTCTAACATCTTTTGATGCAACCCATCTTTAACTAGTATATCGTCAACAATACCTAAATCAATTGGAGAAAACATTGCTGCTTTTGTCTTGTTTATAGTTGCTTGAGAGATAGGATGATCTAAACTTACGAACTGACAGCCTAATTCGGAGCAAGCAAAAATTAATGATATATGATACGCATCTACTTCCAGGCATGCAATACCTACTTTTGATCCTTTACGCAGCTGATACTTTTCCCACAACAGTATTTTCCAATACCGAATCATGTCAACTAATTGACTTTTTGATATTAAACTATTATCACCTTGTAATTTAAAATTGGGATTTATAAAATCTCGCGTAATAACATTTTGCATTACAGATTCCTATAAATGTCCAGCAACAAATTTGGATTGTATTGGTTACTGTCTATGGTATTAAGTTGACTATATACTATTTGATCCACAGACTCAAATTCAATATTACCGGCTATTTCGTAGTCGGTTAAGTCTGTTACCTTAGCGGGTATAAGGGTAATTTCACGTAGTTTATATGTATTAATAAACGTTTCTTTGATAAAGGTCGATTCCTCGTAACTGATATCTACATCTAAATTTACTCTAACATGCATTCCGGGACTCAGCATGGCTTCGGTATGTGTAAGCACATCACTGAGATTGAATACACGATAACGGGGTTGGTCAGGCCACGCATGATATGCGGGCTCTGTACCCCACTCAAGGATAGTCAAGCCACGTTCATCATCTCCGGCATCGGCGTAATTGTGCGGAAAGCAATTTCCGATGTAGGTAATATTCTTTTGTGTTTGGCGCTTGTGAAAGTGTCCAGTGAACACATGATCAAAGTTGCTGAAGTGTTCGCGTTTAATATCTC